GCTGGCGTTTCAGGTGATCGAGCCGAAAAAGCGCAAGTCGGTGATCCGCCCCAAGGGCTATGGCGCCAACTTCGCCACCGAGCGCCGCGCCGCCTGGACCCACTGAGCCGATCCGGCCCCGTAGCTCAACCGGATAGAGCAGCGGACTTCTAATCCGCAGGTTGCAGGTTCGATTCCTGCCGGGGTCACCAATAAAATCAACCACTTATGGAGAAAATCTAAGCCACTCGGAGCGCGCTGTGTGCGGGATTGTGTGCGTTATGTCGCAGCGTGTGCGACGCGCCGTCCGACTCGGGCGCCGGGTCACCGGCATGGAGTCCGGCCCCGGCTGCGGGTGTTTCAGACCACCGCCCGCTGGGTCACAGACGCCTGAAGGTGAGCGCCTATTCTTCCGTGAGCCCGTGAAGGTCGACCACCCTCAAGGCCCCGTCGATTTCCGCCTGAGAGAGCCCGGCCGCCTTCGCCTGCGCGATACCGCCAAGCAGCGTCGCCAGAGCCCGCGCACGGCCGCCATGGTCGACAGCGCCAAGAGGCCGGATCAGGTCGAGCGCCACGTCGCCGCCGAGCTTGTCGCCGACCTCCTGCGCGATCAGCCCCGCAATCGGCTGGAGCGTCCAGGTCGCAAGGTGGCGCTGCGCCTCACGCAAGCCGGGTCCGCTCGCCACCGCCGACAGCAACGAAGGGTCGACGCCGAACACCTGACAAATGGCGTCGCGCGCCCTGTCCCATGCCTCTATGAGCATCGTGTCGCGAAGGCTCGGCGAAAGGCCCTGAGGCCGCCAGTCGGTCTGAGGCTGCGGCCCGCCCGCCGCCGTCGTCATGACGCTCTCGCGCAGCAGGACGCGGCCCCGCTTGGCCCGGAAGCCTTGCGCAAGCCGCTCCTGATCCTCAAGGGCAGACTCGGGGAACGGGACAACCTGCGAACCGAGCGGCGCGTCGCCGAACACTTCGCCAAGCGCCGCCTCGACGATGGCGAGCACGTCCGCCGTGAGGCTCGCCCGCCGCAGCGGCGCGACGCCCCGCCAAGGCTCGCGCACGTCCGCCCCGATCACGACATGCACCACCTCAGGCGCGAGAGCCGTGACAGAGCGCCCGCCGCCGACGTCCGGAAGCGAGAGCCGATAGGCGCGAGGCCGGCCAAGGCTCGTGCTCACGTCCCAGTCAGATGCAGGCGTGATCCTGTCGCCGTCCAGCAGGCCGCAGAACTCGCCACGCAGCGCCAGAGAGCGCCCCATGAGCGCCAGCAGCCGCGGCGAAAGCAGATCGGCCCCCACCACGTCAGCGCGGCTCAGAGCGCCCTCCCAGAGCGACACGCAGGCCTGCACCGCCGCAGTGAGCTCAGCAGCGCCACGCGCCCCCGTGATCGTCTCAGCCCGTGCGAGCATCGACAGCGCCGTGAAGCCGCCTGAGCCGCGCGTCTCGACAGGCTCAGCGGTCCGCGTCCAAGGCCAGCGCCACGCCATCAGGAAGCCCCCATGATCCGGTAAGGGCGCAGCAGATCGCTCGCGCCCGAAAGGTGAAGCGCCCGCGCGATCCACGTCGGGGAACGCTGATAGCGATAGTCGCCCTCGCTCTCGCTCTCAGCCGCCACGGCGCCACCGGTCGACGCCAGAGCTGCGTTCGCCTGCGCGTGATACTCGGCGAGCCGCCTGAACGCCTCCAGGACGTCGGCCGGCGCAGTCGCGGCGCCCACGGTCCCGCTGATGCGATAGGTTTCGCCGTCGAGCCAGTAGCCGAGCGGAGAGGCGTCCAGAAGCGTCGCTTGCCATCCGCCGTCAATCCACAGATCAGCCTCATCGAAGGTGAACGGCCGAACCGGCGCCGCCCAGCAGCCCGGCCCCTCCACAATAAACTCCACCGTGCGAGCGCCCCACCGATGCGCGCACCAGCTCTCAAGCCGTCGCCAGATCACTTCCGCAGGAACAGCCGCCGCAGCCGCCGAGAGCCCCGAGACAGACGGCCGCGTCGCCACGTCGCCCTCGGTTATGCGAACCGTTGACGCCATGTCAGGCCCTCCACCGCAAGCGCGGGTTCATGCTCGGCGCAGCGATCAGCCGCGCGTCGCGCGCCTCAACCGTGGCGTCCACATAGGCCGGCCGGGTCACCAGCGAGAATTCCACGAGTATTGCGGCGTGAATGGTGCGGATCAGCGCCCGGCCAAGCGCGGGGTCTTCTTCTTCAACCGTCTCGGCTTCCTCAGGCGGGACGGCGGAAGGCGGGGGGATGCGGAAGCCCGGCGACAGCCCGGTTGCAAGCCCGCTCTCAACCTGCGCGATGGCGTCCTGCGCATAGCTGGCGCGCTGGATCGAAGGCGACACGATGGCGGTAACGAACAGCGCCGCCGCCGTGTCGCGGAACAGCAGCGTGCCGTTCTTGCGGCTGGCGAGCGGCTTGTCGAACGAATGCCCGGCGAGAAAGTCGACAGGCAAAGTCACATCGTCGAGCGTGAACGAGAAAGCGCCAGGCGCGAACTTCTCCTTGCGCGGCCGCCCGCCGTTGCGCCCGCCGTCGCTCAGGATAGCGGGCGAATTGTAGGGAAACCGGCCTTCCAGCCTCACCGAGCCGTCAGAGGCCCGGCGCAACTCCAGCCCGTCGAAGGCAAGGCCCGTTTCCATTAGTATAGCGCCAGAATGCCGAGCGCGTCGGTCGACGTCGCCTTGATCCGGGCGACGCGGAGCGGGTGATACTGCGCGGCGCCAGACGTGAGGGTGAACTCTTGCCCCGTCTTGTCCACGCAAACCACGTCGCCCGCCACGCCGACGAACAGCGCCCGCGTGAGCCCTTCCGGCAAATCCTCGTCGTCATCCGGGATAACCGGCCGGATGATGTCGGCGGGGCTTTCCAGCCCCTTGCGCGCCGCCTGAAACATGTCCGCCATGATCAGGCCACGTAGCGGCGAATGCCGGTCAGCACCTGAAGCTGCGCCGCCCGCCCGATGGTCACGTCCGCCGTCACCAGAGCCGTGAGCCGCAGCCCGCCCGACGCGGCGTCGGAATAGGGGTCGCGGATCAGGTCGACGCCGCCCCAGAGCCCGACGAAGATCGGCGCGACGCCGCCCGTCGTGGTGGTGAGAAGCGCCGACGTCGCCAGCGGCGAGCCGGCCGGCGCGGCGAGAGCGTTCGCGGAGAGCGTCACGTTGCCGGCGCCCACTGCCCGGATCACGCGATCCCATTCGTAGAGCGGAGCCGCGTCCGCCGCCGACTGTTCGTCCAGGTCATCCCAGACTTCCGGCCGCACAAGCGCGCGCACCTGCGACGGCGCCGTGACCGCGTTCGCCATCATGAACCGCGTCACCGCAGCACGGAAAGCGCCCCACGTCGGCGCGGCGTCGAGCGCCGTGGAGGTTATGCCATAGGTCGCCGCGCCAGCGATCACGCCGAGCGGCTGGCCATCGGCCCCGGTCCCGAGAAACACCGCCTTGTCGAGCGCCATGCCGATTGCGCCGGCCATGTCGCGCCGGATCGCCGCCTCAAGGCCCGGCCCGGTCTGGAGCATCGCCTTGCGGGTGATCTTCATCTGAGCCCCAAGGGTGTGTTCCGGCTTCAGCGTCAAGCCGCTGGTGGCATACACCGCCGCCGCGCCGACTGCGCCGGTCTCGGTCGCTTGCCATCCGGTCGTGGCGCCGCCAGTGGCGACGGGATGCTCGGTCTCGCCGACGCCGATGTTGATCATCTCGGCGCCCATGCGGGACGCAGCCGACTCGGGGAACAGGCGGTCGATGATCGGGCGCATGTCGCGGGGCGCGGGAACGCCGCTCGCGACCGTCTCGCCTGCGCGCGTCTCAAGGGCTTCGAGCGGAAGCGGGACGCCGCGAAAGCCGCCGCGATTGCGCAGCTCGGCGACAATCTCAGCCGTCGCGCCGCTCAGCGCCCGGCCTTCGTCAAGGTGCTGGACAACCTGCCGAAGCTCATAGCGCGCGCAGAGGCCCGCCCATTCCGACGCGCCCCGCGTCTCCAGCTCGGCGCCGGCGTCGCGCCGTTCGCCATCCTCGGCGATCAGGCTGGCGCGGTAGCGGGTTTCGTTGGTGCGATACTCGGTATCGAGCGCCTCCATCGAGCGCGTCTCATCCTCGGTCGGGGTCGGCTTTGCGGCGAGCGCGGCGAGGGTCTGGCGAATCTCGGACTGACGCCGAGCGATCTTCACGGATTCGAGCAAGGGAAGTCTCCATCTAAGGGCCCGGACGTCATCCGACGTTCAGCGGGGAACATATCACGACTTTGGCGTGAACAAAAGCCGGTCAACCGCATCGCGCCACGCCCGCTTTTCAGGCGACAGGACGGCCCGCTTTTCGGCTTTCGTCACGTCGATATGACAGTTTCGGCAAAGGGTTAGCAGGTTGTCCAGGTCGAACGCCAAGTCAGGCCGCTCGCCGACGCGGACGACGTGGTGAACCTCAAGGCGAAGCCGGCCGCCGCAGTCGGCGCAGGCCCAACCGTCACGGCGCTTGGCGGCAAGGCGCAGGCGCGGCCATCTGGCGTCGCGGTAGACGCTCATGACGCGGCCTTGATCGAAGCGCAGGCCCCGAGATAGCAGGCGCGCGAACAATACGACTTGCCCGGCCGATCTACCCGGAACGCCGTCCCGCAGTGCGCGCAATCCGCCGTCTCGACGTGCTTCAACTTCGCCGCGTCGGCGCAGGCGACGGAGCAATATCGCTGCTTCGGCTGGTTCGGGCGATGATCGAA